CAGGTCTTGGATGCACTCATTGTACTCCAAATAGCGGCGGTTCCACAGGCCGGGCATGTGCTTACCGTCAGCGTAGGTGTACTTTAGCAGGTACATACACGCGCCCCAGCGGTCATCGGCTGCGTATCTGCGCGCCATGGTGCTCCTGGGCCACGCAGCTTTGCCAACGTTGTAGCTAAAGGAGCAGTACGCATCCAGTTCGCCTTGGGTAAAGCGATAGGCTACAAGGTACGAGCAGTGCGCATCCACTTCTTCTTGGAGCAGCGACAGGCATTCGCGGTCAGAGCGGTAGTCGCCTCGGCGTACATCCCGCGTGTGGCCGTAGCAGATGGTGGGCACGCGCCACCCCAGAGCAGGATCGGGGTAGGCCGTGTTGGACTTCCCTTCCCCGCGCTGAATTAGGGCGTAGCCGCCTGCACCCACAGTCGTCGCGGCCACGATAGCAGCGGTGATGCGTTGTGCTAGCGGCCCCATGTTACACCACGCCGTTAGTTACCGTCGAGGGGCCATGCGTAGCCACCAAGTTGCCCGAGGTGTCACGGGTGCCGTTGGTACCGGGCTGCGTGTAGGTGACAGTGACGGCGCCCGCAGCAAAGGCCACGCTGACCGTCAGCACCACGGTGTCACCCTCGATAGCCACGCCGGTGACGGACTTGGCAGGCGACGTGACGAACGCAGAGGTAGCAGGGATCACGTCGAACTGCAGCCCCTCGCTGTACTTGATCCGCAACTCCTTGGGCTTTGCAGCGGAGATAGCGGCAGAGGCGAAGGTCGGCGCAGTCGTGTCACGGAAGCCATTGATGGCCGTGTTGCAGGCATCGAGGAAAGTCTTGAGCGAAGCAGCTTGCTCGGTCTTGCCACCCTTGAGAGAGCCCACAGTCTCGATGTAGCTGATGGACTTGGCAGCCTCTTGGCGCAAGCGAGGGCCGTTAGGGATCAGGCCGGGAGAGGGCAGGTTGTAGTCAATCATGTCATTTCCTTTTGAGTCGGTTAAGCACGGAGCCCTTGCGGCCCGTGGGTAAGTCGTAGTTGTTGTAGCCCATCACGTTCTTGATGCGCTCCTCATGCTCACGGGCACGCTGGCGCTCAACGGTCTTGGCTTGGTCAATGGCAACCACCTTCTGCCAATAGCGGACAGCCCCCTCAAGGGCGTCCAATCGGTCATCGTGGTACAGCGCGCCGCGTTCCTTGGTGATCTTCGCCATCTGGAAGAACAGGCTGTAGCTGCAGCGCATAGCTGGAGCATAGCGTTGGCAGTCCGCAGCATCGCGCTCCACCACTGCGCGGTTAATCACTAGCGCGCCCCGGCCCATGACAGGCTCTAGGGTAGCAATGATCCGCAGTTCCTTCTGCCCCGACACGTAGTCGTCATCGATAGCACATTTGAACTCGCGCTGCAGGATGGGTGTGAACACCTCCTTGAACGCGCCGTAGCCCATGTTCTTTTCAATGATGACTTTCTCAGGCGCCCAGAGCGCAATGCGCTGTGCCAGCTCCTTCATCACATCCTGGCTGTATCCACCCGGCAGGCCACCCACATCGAGCACATAAATCGTGCCGTTGAGGAAGCCAGTGATAGCGTACGCGGTTTCGTCAGCGTTGATACCGCCGCCCGCAGGATCGACGTAGGCCACAATGCCTGTCATGTTGGCAGTCTCTGGGCTCATGTCCATAACGCCTTGCGCCCTAAACGCGAAGTCGTGAACACGGTAGTCGGTAAGTGTACCAGAACTAACGCCGCGTACAACCTCAAGGGGCATGCGCTTCTGCACGTCCATGATGACGCAGTGCTGCGGCTTGAGCGGATAGCGCAGCGCATCGACCAGCCGCGTGTTCAGCATGAACTGCAGTTGGAAGTGGCTAGTGCCTTGGTCAAGTTCCTTCTTCTGCAGGGACGCCTCGCTCATAAGCACGGGGTCGATAGGCTTGCCCTGATCGCCAAGTAAGCCCCCGCCTGTGGACAGGCTTGGATCAGCCGCTAAGCGGCGCACCAGCAGCGGGGCTAGATGGGCCTCGTAGTTGGCAACCTGCTCAGGTGTTGGGTAGCGCCCAGGCCAAATGCGCACGGTCACGCCCCGGCTAGGCAGGGTGTTGTAGATGCTGTCTGTGGTCTGCGGAGTGCCAAGCCACACGATGCGGCCCGTGCTGTTGATGGAGGTAAACTCCAGAGTGAGCTGCAGGAGCTGCGCCCGTTGCACAGCGGTGCTGGCGTTCTTGGGGCTCTCCACGTCATCGGCAATCAGCAAGTCAGCGCGCTTGCCAGGGAGCTGCCCAGTGATGCCGATACAGGCAACAGACGGCGACTTGTCCACACCCTTGAGCGAGTGGTGCACATCGAAGTGCTCCACGCTGGAGCGATCCCCATTGGACGTATCCGGGCGCATACACTCCAGCTCGGGCAGCGTCATGACAATGCGAATCACGAGTGTGCTAATGTCGCTGGCCTGCGCCCCGCCTGCCGAGATAATCAAGATGCGGTGCCGTGGGTCATGGATCAGACACCACACAGCGTAAGCTGCGCAGATGGTAGTCTTAGCCTGCCCGCGCTGCGCCATGACCATGAGGTATGCTGGGCCGTACGCAATGAACTTTGCAATGTCTTCCTGAATGTCCGTGGTGTCAAAGCCAAGCAGCTCCATCACTACATGCAGGAAAGGTACAAAGTCCGCGTACAGTTCTTGGACAACCGCAAGCTCTTGCCAGCGGCGTACCGCGAGGGCGGCGGACTCTAGTGCCATTAGTGCATACCTCCAGGGAAGCCGTCCATCTGCTCCTCAGCGCGCCGCAACATACTGGCACGGCGCTCTGCGCGCTTAGCCTCACGGGCCTTAACCAACTCGTCTAGCTTACCAAGAGCGTTGTTATCGCTAGGCGTCGCTGTGATGTTGTTGTTCTTGAGGAACGTCACGGCAGCCGCTAGCTCCGCAGCAGTTGGCTTAACTTGGATGGTAACTTCATCGCCGTCTTTGTTTACGACGACCTGCTCGCCTCCCTGCACCTTCTCGATGAAGGCGTCAGTGACGATATTGAATAGCTGTTCCAGCTTAGTGGTGTCAGTCATTCTTGTCCTTTCGTCGGAGCCATGCTCGCGCACGGCGCAGTACACTGGGCAGCTTGTCTGCGATCAGCACAAGCAGCCAGATTACGGTGAGGATTTGGATAACAACAGGCAGGGCCACGCCGAACGCGGCCAGCCCGCCAAGGCCCACTGGAATGGGCGCAAGATTGCGTGCACCTTCCACGGCCACGTCCGAGATTTGCATGTTAGTCCTTCCAGAGTGGGAACGAAAAAGGAACCCACGTAATGTTTGCTACGGTATGCTGATTATGCAGCACGTTGTTGAGCTTCCAGCCTACGTTTCGGCGGATAGCAAAGGGGCCCACTTTCTCTACAGACATGATCTGCCAGTAGTCACCCATGCGGTACACAGCCGCACCGGCCTTGCTCTTGGAAATGGTAGGGTCGCCGTGAGGCTGGATGCTAGCTGCAGTTGCGGGTACGCCTAAGTCGGCGGCTAGCTTGCTAGCGCGGTTGCGCCAGCCCAGCCAGACGTAGCGTGCCCAGCGGCTGCGCGGGTGATGCCCCTTTGCCCAGTAGCAGGCAGCCCGCGCCTCCGGCGTGTCTTCCAGCGGCGCGGGGCGGTACCACGTACCATCCGGCATCTGAGCCCAGTCCCACGGATCGCCGTTGAGGCTGATATCGTTATCCCATTTAGCGAACAGCTTGGGCAGCTTCTCAGCATCCCAACGCAGAAAGGGCACGACGAGGGCCATCACAATCGGCGCCGTCCATTTATAGGGGCGCATGCGCTTGGCCGCACTCTTTGCACGGGCAAGGCTCGCCAAGGCGTCTACGTGCTGACTCTCGGGCACTTCGGCCTGAATAAGGAACTTGGTATAGTTCATAGCCCTCCGGCCAATGTGAAAAGGTTGTCAAGCGCGGGGCCGTCAAGACCCAGACCCGCTGCCAGTTGCTGCGTGAACGGGCCATCACGCTCCACGGTGCTGGCGTACTCCCATTCAATCTTGGCAGCGCGGCGTTGCATCGCGTCCGGGATCGCCTGGATTGCGGCATCCACACCATCCAGCAAGTCCGCAGCAAGTAGTGCCAACCGCGCTTGCCGCATGGTAACGTAGGCAGGTACGAGCGGCGCTTCTGGAGTAGGCGGCACATAGTCAGCAAGGCACTGCCGAATGAGGGGAGCGTACGCCTGCGCGTCTGCGCCAAGGTCTGCACGAAGTTCGTCCATCTGCGTGGCGTCGTATGTATGACAGCGCGCAACGTTACCGTCAGCATCTGTCCACGTGGCTTCCAGAGCTGCGGCGTTATCGCAGCGAATTACTTGTTGCAAGATCATGTTCGAGACCCCTTGTGCACCGTAAAGTTGATGCGGACAGCTTCCGAGAGCGCGCCCGCAGTTCGATTGCGCACCGCATAAAGGATGACGCCAGCGCCAACCAATGCGTCAATGTCATAGCTCGCGGGGTTCACAACCGCCTCGTTCGTCGCATTGGCAATGACCGTATCTGCGGCGGCTACGAGTGAGTTGTTTTGCGTAAACCAAACCGTCGCGCCTGCAGCGAGAGAGGCCGCATTCATCGTGATCGTCCCCGCTGTCTTGTTGAGCGTGACAGCAGTAGACTTGTCGGTGGACTGCGTAACGGTGCCGCCAGAGCCTGTCCCGTAGCCTAGTGCGCCGCCTACTGCTAGCACATCACCCGCCGTGGTGAGTGCCAAACGCTGAACACCTGACGTGTAAAACGCCAGGGGCAAATACGAACCTGTGCCGATCCTTGATGCGCCAATGCTCATTTCTGTAGCGTTCATAGCAACAGCGCCGATTGGGCTGTTAACCGGATCGCTTGTGCCATGACACCAGAAGGCCGCCCCATTCCCAGAGCCGTTCGGCATAGCCCCCACAGTAGTGGAGGTATTAGTCACGTTAGTCTGTAGGAGGGTGCGATTA